TGATTTTGCTCCTCCGATGAAGAGAACCACTTCTCCGGGATACCCATTCCGCAAACAAAACTCCCTACCAGGCAAGACTTTTTGGCTTGGGAGTGATGATTATAAATTGGATGCGGATATGGAGCGCCTCATGGATCAACGTGTTGAAGCTGCAAGGCAAGGTGAACGTTTCCCGACTGTGTGGACAGACACTCTCAAAGATGAGCGGAGACCTTTGGATAAAGTGGCGCAAGGAAAAACTAGAGTCTTTTCTGCTGGACCAATCGACTACACTCTTGTGTTTCGCAAGTACTTCTTGGGATTCATTTCTCATGTTGCACACAATCGCAACGTGAATGAAATCTCAGTTGGCACCAATGTGTACTCTACCGATTGGTCTGACATTGCATTGCTCATGCAGAGCAAGGGACAGAAAGTGGTTGCGGGTGACTTTTCCAACTTTGATGGAACATTGCACATTGACGTCTTGTATCTTATTCTTGACATCATCAACGATTGGTACGATGATGGTCCGGAGAACGCTTTGATTCGCCTCGTTTTGTGGAAAGAAATTGTCAATTCTATCCACGTTTGTCGCGACACCATCTATTTCTGGACCCATTCTCAGCCATCTGGGTGTCCAATGACTGCCATCCTCAACTCGATGTACAATTCTCTTGTATGTCGGTATGTCTATCTCCGTGTTACGAAAGGCACCACTTATCATTCGATGAGTGCTTTCCGGAAACATGTTGCCATGGTGGCTTATGGAGATGACAATCTTCTCAACATTTCTGATGAAATAGCTCCCTTATTCAATCAGAATTCGATGGCTGAAGCTTTCACTGAGTTGGGAATGACCTATACTGATGAAGCGAAGAGCGGTGAGGTTCTTCCTTGGAGAAGTTTAGATCAGGTCCAGTACCTCAAGAGAAATTTTGTTAGGAGCAAGATTGATGGACTATACAAGGCCCCTATGAAATTGGAAGCCGTACTTGAAATTGCCAACTGGATACGTGAGTGCGTTGACCATAAGGAAGCCTGTATAGAGAACGTCGAAACTGTTTGTTTCGAATTGAGTCTTCATCCGCGTGAGATCTTCGATTTGTGGACGTCACGTATCCGGATCGAGTGCGCAAACGCTTCACTTTTTCCTCAGATTCTGACCTATTACGAGTACGTTACTAACGAACAAGTGAAATATGGCCAGATTGTTGGAAAGACTGAAGCACTTGCGCAAGTAGCTGTTGTGAATGGGGCTTCTTCAAATGAGAGAAGGAAGGAGCAGCAAAGCCTGAATCACAATGGAACGGTGGAGGGTTTTAGCCCTATTGCTGGTTGTGTGCCACCTAAAATCCAGGCTAACCAGTCTCTCGTTTTCCACGGAGAGTCTAACTCGACTCCCAGAGTTTACAAAAACGAAAGAGTTGCTATGAACGAACAACAAATGAGCTCTCAGGAGCATGATCAAATCACCACTTTTGTGGATGATTCTCGTCTCATTTCCTACACCAAACCTTTTGTCAGTACACCTGATGAGTGGGTTGGAACAGCTTCAGAGACGATGGAACACACTATTCCTGGTGTCCTATCTCGTCCAGTTACTATCGCTACTGGTACTTTCTCTGACACTTTTACCACCCTGGTTCTCAACTTTCCCGACATTTTGTTGCAGAAATCCGCTAATGTTGTTGACAAGCTCAATTACTTCGAATTTTTGCGAGCAGATGTTCGCGTGCGTTTGGTTTTCAACGCTACACCGTTCCAGCAAGGACGTTATTGGATGTTCTTTGCTCCATTTGAGAAACAGAGTAACCGTGCCATCACTGGGACAATCCAAAATGCGACAGGATACCCGGGTGTCGAGCTTGACATTGCGACAAATTCGCCTGTCGAACTTACCATTCCGTACTGTTCGCCATTGTCTCATTACCGTTTGACTAACACAGAAAGTTCCATGGGTTCTTTGCACATTATTCCTTTGTCGAACCTGAAGAGTGGAACCACTGCTGATTCCTGTTCTTTTACAGTGTTCGCGTGGCTTATCAACGTTCAAGTTTCGATGCCTACTGGAGCACCTGTTGAAGTTCCCCCTGTTCCTCCCCCTAGTGTGTCTGAACGACTTGAAGCCTGGGCTCAGATGGCTGTTGGCGAAGAACAAGAACAAACGATGAAAGGCCTAATTTCAGGTCCAGCTACCACAGTTGCGAGTACAGCCACAGCGGTTGGGAAGGTGTTTCCGGCCGTCTCGGATATTACGGTACCTGTGGCGTGGATTTCACGGGCTGTTGCTGGCGTTGCTTCTGCTTTTGGCTACAATAAACCGGCTTCGCTCAGTCCAGTTACTCCGTTTCTCAATCAACCGGGACGGGGATATACAAACATGGATGGTTTAGACGCAAGTGTCAAATTGGCTGCGTGCCCTGACAACATGCTTGAACACGGACAACACTATTTTTCTTCATCCGTTGATGAGATGAGCATTGACTATGTCAAGGCTAAGAGTGGTTGTGTCCATAACAATATCCCTTGGACCTCTGCTAATGCAGTTGGATCAACATTGTATTATTGGGCCAATTCACCAGCTTGCCTTCATCAAGAGTTTGCTAATGGTCAGGTTTTTCCTACCACTTTGGCGTTTTTGGCGTCCATTTTTAGGTTTTGGCGTGGTTCCATCAAATATCGCCTGTCCTTTGCCAAAACTGCTTTCCACACTGGCCGTATTCGCGTTACTTTCATTCCATCTGGAGTTAACGTCACATCCTCAACTTATGTTTCTGAATTTGCCCACAATTGGATCTTGGATTTGTCGAAATCTTCAGAGTTAGAATTTGAAATTCCATACGTTTCTAACACTGAGTGGACTGAAGTCAATTTGCGAGACAGAAACGTTCTGGGCAACAATTTCTTGGGTCGTTTCGCTACGGGAGGCATTCGCATCGAAGTTCTTACAGCTCTCAAAGTCGCAAACGCTAGCGTTTCTCCAACTATCACTGGTATGTTGTGGCACTCTGGTGGATCAGATTTGGAATTTGCTGTTCCTGAACTCACGGACACTTATATTGCTGCGCCTCCTGTGGTTGGTCGAGAGAATTTCCGTTCCCGTCAAGTTACTGGGCGAGTGTCTCTTGCACCTGAGGATGTTCATGATCCCGTTTCGCTTGCAGCAGATGATTTTTCCACCACTTATGCAATGCGGGGCACGGATTTGGAAGCTCATGCTCAGATTTTCAATGAGACAACCACTGCGGTTGCCCATCGTGATCAGGACAAGTTGACTGATTCCCAGCAGTTGTTTGCAAAGGCTATCCCGAGAAGCGTTATGCCAGAGGCTATGTGTATTGGTGAAAAGATTACTTCATTGCGTCAAATTATCAAACGCTTTGGAGTCGTTTCCCGAGGTACCCCTTTCCCATACCGAACCTCTGTTGGTTTTTCTCCACCTGGTCCAGCGGCTTTTTCCGCTCCCAATGAGGCGTTTGTGGTTAACGGTTTGGTCATTGATCCTTGCTATTTTGGAGAAAAGGGAACTACTGCGCCTGTGCCAGTTCAGCTTCAAATGCCCGACTCTTTCAATGCCGCTGGAGCTGCTGTCTCAACGTCTCTTACTGAGATTGCCACTGACGCACCCAATAATTGCCCTCTCTTTTATATCTCCTATCTCTATCGGTTTTATCGTGGAGGTAAGCGGTATAAAGTCTGGTTTCCAAGCAATTATCAAACGAATGCCCTAGCACAGAACGTTGGCACTTCGTCTGGTCGTGGCTTCATTTCGTCATCTGAGCGCGTTGCTCGTCCAGTTGTCGTTAAACGTGACGATATCATACGCACCAATGGTGCGATTATCGGTGTCGATCCGTTGACGTCTGCTCGGTTTACGCCTGCGCCTTCATTTGAACACACTGTTTACCCCGACTTGTCTGGGTGCATTGAATTCGAAGATCCGTATTATTCGAAGATGCCAATTTCGTTGGTTGCTGAAGGCACGGTCGTTGATGAAGTCGGGCCTCTCATTTGTCGCCCGAGACTCGAAATTGTCGTTGGTTATAACCCCACTGACGACGCAATTCCTGCATGGTCCCTTGGTTCCTCAGGTTCCCCTACTGCAACTCTAGCCTATCGTCAGAGTATCGGTGCCTACCGATTGATGGTTGCAGCAGCTGATGATTTCAGCTTTGGCTACATGGTTGGTCCTCCAACACTCATCCGATTTCCATCGTCAAGTTAAGAGTGTCGGAGTTCTAACATCACATTTTAAGGGTGGTCGCATTGTTTAGCAAACAGTGTCCATTGAATTTTCTTTCCACCCTCGCGGTGGTTTTATATTCTATGGTTCAGCCCTTGTTAATGTAACGTCCTACTGCTATTGGCTATAACC